TCCAAGTTCTTCACAGATTGCACGAGCGATGGTAGTCTTACCAACACCCGCAGTTCCGCAGAGAAGCATGTTAGAAATTTCGCCAGATTCAACAAACTGACGAAACGTATTTAATTGTGCATCTGGAAGGATACAATCATCTAGCTTACGCGGACGATACTTCTCCACCCATAGAAACTGTTCTCGGCTCATAATATTCTCCATAATAAAAAATGTCCGTCACGATGTTACCATCCACGGACTCTGGTTGATCTGACCAGCATTCATTATACTAGTTATTGCGCAACCAGTCAAGGATATTCTCAGGCGAAGTTTCACCATAAGGATCAGTCTCGCAATCATTTTCTTTTCCAGGTTCAATAAACCATTTTTCAATCTTACCATTGTTAACAACAACAGCATATCGCCAAGAACGAATACCAAAACCAAGATTGTCCTTATAGACTGCCATATCCATGCGTTGCGTAAACTCAGCAGAGCCGTCAGGGATTACCTTAACCTTCTTGATCTTCTGAGCCTTAGCCCATGCGCTCATCACAAAGGAATCGTTCACCGAGACACAGTAGATATCCTTGATACCCAGAGCCTTAAACTCAGCGAAATTGTTTTCAAATCCAGGAAGCTGCATTGTCGAACACGTAGGAGTGAATGCACCTGGAAGCGAGAACACCACTACACGCTTACCTGCGAACAGATCAAAGGTGTTCACATCTTCCCAGCGATAGGGATTATCACCATCGATTGAGTCATCGCGAATACGAGTTTTAAAGACAGCACTCGGTACAACTGTCGGTAAATACTCAAGCATTTTCAATTACCACGCTTTCGCCAAATCCCAGCAGGAAAAGAAACTTGTTGAATTCAACAACAAGTCGTTCTGGGGATTCTTCAGAGTCAATCTCAAACTCCATGTTTACCTTACGAGACAATGTATCATCATCACCATACGGAGTGCGCCCATCAAAAGAGATCTCTAACTTTTTCATTTTTAAACTCCTAAATAAATTTATGTGGAAATATAAAATAACATATACATTTACCAGAAAAAACACTACTGTTTTGTGGGAAGATCCCAATTCAGAATATGACTTTATTTACCAACTTGGTGAGTCATTTAGTAGAAATATTCTAGTAGATGAAAAATTATCTGATGACAATTTATGCCGAGAAATTATCTGGTTGTCACCTGACGAAGAAACGTGGGGTTGCTTTGAAAAAGAATTTCGCATCACGGATTCAAATTGGAATCTACAGAATGAAATAACAACCCACGTTTCCTATCAATTTACATAGTTGAGCTAGGTTCCATCGCGAGGAAGTAAACTAGATCACGCGAGGTGCTCTTCAGGCGCATTGCCTTCTTACGACCAAGTGAAACCTCATAGGTGTCAGGGATAACCTTTAGATTCTCAACCTTGAGACGAGCATCAAAGTCAACATCAGCCGTGCCGATTACTTTCTTATACGAGTTAGACGCAGCGTTGGCAGGATCACCAACCTTCAGCGTAACCTGACCACCCGAAGAAACGAGGCTGATAGTTGGTGCTGAAACGATCGAGGCTGCACGTTGGATCATACTGATTTGTTCAGCAGTCAGAGTGAACGTATAAACAGGATCAATCTCTAGTTCCTTATCAGGAGCAGAAGTAACAACACCTGGATCCGAGTAGTAATACTCAAACTCAGAACCATCCTTCGAAATGCGGAGGCTGGCTTCGTTAAACTCAACGTCCTGCTCTTCCATCAGAGTCAGCAGACCAAGGAGGCTGTTGAGGTCATAGATGGCCACGTCTTTGGGGAAACTTTCCGAGATAGTTGTGCGAGCAAGAATATTTTTACCTGCACTTACGGTCGCAAGAATGTTACCTTCGCGGATAAAGATATTGCCATTGATACTAGCAAAATTCTTCAATACGGTAAGAGTGTCGTGGGAAATCTTCATAATATATTAGTCCTTCTTCTTTTTGGATTTATTGGTTATACCACTAGTAATATTGACTATACCTGGAATACCATTAGAAGTCAATAGAGATCCCATATTATCATAGTTCCATTCGCCTGTTCCCAGACTCGTCTTGAGAGTAAAGGTGTCATTATTAATGATTAGATCGGTTATCGAATCTTCTTCATATTCTTTATCATGCACATGCAGCGCAATTATTGCATAGTGAATAACTTTCAACAAATCTTTACGCCAGTCATCGGGTGTTCCTTTATTACCGTAACGCTGGGCATACTTCATGATGTTGCCAATGGTAAACCCCTCACCATGACCACCGTCGATAATAAATTCAGTTGCCTGAAACTTATTCTGAGAGTAGTGTTCATTGTATGTGGAGTTTATATAGTCGGTGATCTCCCGTAGGAAATCACCCTCATTATACTTATACTTAATTGTCATAACTTCTCCTTAAAATGGAACTTCTTCAGTCATACTGTTGTAATTTGCGTCTTCGTTCACACCATCATCGGGCATTGCATCAACGTCGACTTTCTTATAAAGATCTAGGAAAGCAGACTTGGTGTCAGCATCGAAGCGATTGACGCAGAGTTCGATTGCCTTAGCACGTGAGCCAAACATGGCATAAGCATTGACGATGTGCTCAAGACGACGAGTCGAGATCAGTTCTTCGACACCACCGTCATAGAAAGTCTTGCGGATAATATCCGCCCACGTGACCAACTTGTCGGCAAATTCTTCATCGATCTTATTCGCCTTCTCCATCTTGTTCAGGATAATTTCTTTTTCAATCTTTAGCGAAGGATATTCCTGCTCAACGGTGATGGCAAACCGCTCAAGGAAAGCATCGTCGAGAATCTGGGCAGACATAAACTTACCGTCGTCTGAACCCTTACCCTTTGTGTTCGCTGTAGCGATGACGTTAAACCCAGACTTGGGGTAAACTGTCTCACCAGTTTTCTTATTGAAGTATGGCTTGCCTTCAAGGATTGCTTGGAGGCACATCATCTTGTTCGAACCACGGTCGATTTCGTCAAGGATAAGGACAGCACCACGCTTCATGGCGGTCAGAACTGGACCTTCGCGGTAAACAACGTTACCGTCGATCAGGGTGTTCCCGCCGATAAGATCGTCTTCATCAGTTTCGATGGAGATGTTAACACGAATGCATTCACGTTTCAACTTGGCGCATGCTTGTTCAACCATAGTGGTCTTACCGTTACCCGACAAGCCAGAGATAAACGTCGGATAAAAGTTTTCAGACTTAAGAACCTTCGTCAAATCACGATAGAAACCGAACGGAACATAGGTCGGGTCGACCTGCGGGACAAGGTTCTCGATAACCGTCTGCAACTTCGGCTGGATAACCATCTTAGGAGCAGAGACGACAGCGACAAGAGCAGGTTGCGCACCTGCCATCAGCGGCGACAGATCGTACTTGCCGCGACCGATGCGGTGCTCAGTCATATTCAGAAGCCAGAAGGGAACTTTCTGACCGAGGTCACGAGCAGCCGCAACGATTTCTTTCTTAAGAAAAACACCGTTCTTGGTGTTTTTCGAAGCCAGCTTTTCAATAAGAACTTCACGATTCATCATAAAAAATTCCTCACATCACATCATAATATAATACATTCTACCGCAATTTCGCGGTAAAGTCAACAGTTTTTTTCAAGAAAGAAGCGACAATTCACGACGTTCAGACAATTCATGAGAACCGTCATTGCAGAAATCATAATATTCAACGATTTCATCACGAAGAAGAATAAACCCAGCACCATTGGGATAAACAGCACGAAGGACACCATTTTCATTACGCGACCATTTAAGGAGGACGAGAGTTTCAAGTTCAGAGGGGAAGTCAACCATAATAAAATTTTCCTTTTCAAATTATATACACAGTATACGACAAAACGCACCAAAAGTCAACACCTAATTTCATTTAGATGTAATTTTCTTTTGGTGCGTTTTGAATGACTTAGGCTACAGCCTGAATCATTTTAGTAAGTAGAATGCGATTGCTTTGTTTTTTGTTTTGGAACTTACCGAATGCCTTACGAAGTTCTTTCGGATCAGTTGAATCAGTATCCAAAACATCGTCGTTAATCGAGAGATCGTTACCCCCAGGAATGAGGAATCGATCGTCAAAACCGAACGAACCAGTCGTATGGAAATACTTGTTCCTCCATTCGCTTCTCCACTTCTCGTTGAAGTCATTACCATACTTATGCAACCTCTGAGCAACTTTTTTGGCACAGTAGTTTTCAGCAATAAAGAAGTTGATCATGCGTGAACCAGTCGCCTTCTTGTAGAGTTCCAGAAGAACCTGCTGTGACTGATTACGATTACCATCTGTATACTTTACAGTCGCGGTAGCACCAGTGTCAGCATCAGTGGCAGTGATGTGGTAACGACCATACTTGTTCGCGACATTGACGTTGTTATCACCGTCACCATCAGTCATGAACACCGTGTTCAAAACTTCAACACGATTACGCTTACGGAATTCGTCAGCAATCGTACGACCGACTAGAATTGATTCCTCAAGAGGAGTCGATGCTAGCGTCATACATTCAGGTAGACGGAAGAACATAGCGTCCGAAGAATAGCCATATCTGTTACGATTAAACCCCTTGGCGACCATCAGCAGATTGCGAACGACTTCATTAAACTTAGCTGCCGAGCAGTTGCTGGTTGCAAATTGCATAAGGAAGAACGAATTACAACCAATGACCATTTCCTTATCAGAAGATTTACGATTGTTGCGGTTTGTGATCATTTGCTCTGCCTTGGGATAGCTACCATAACCGTTGACGAGAGTATGGTTATTAGTGAAACCATAAACTTCAAACGGGATGCGAACCTTACGGCAGAACATCATTAGTGTGACCAACTGTTCAATCGTACCCTTCATGTTCATGTCCATGGAACCAGACATATCAAGGAACAAAAGCATTCCGTGGTTCTTACCATCAGGAACAACAGTGTTACGAGCGAACAGATCTTCGCTGATCTTGTGAGCCCAAACACGATTCATGTCAAGACGACCAGTCTTAGAAGTCTGCGCACGAGCAAACTCTGAAGCGCGACGACGCAGTTCGAATTCTTGCACCATCAGGTTGATATACTTCTGGTTAGTCTTACGGAATTCCTGGAATGTTTCCGCTGCGATCGTGTCATAATCCAACGGAGTGCTGCAGTAACGTTCAGCATAAACTGTCGGCTTCATAGCATCGACAACCCAGTCCATCGGAATAACATAATCCTTCACATTGACCTTGCGAAGAATTCCATAAGCATATTCGCGCGAGGACGAATCGATGAACGAGTCTTCCATTTCACGAAAGTTCTGGTCTGTGATTGAAATAGGATCGTCGTTAAAGGTAGGAACATCATTTGAACCATCTTGCTTAACTCCAACAGCGTCACCTTCACCGTCAGCGTCATCGTCAACGTCGTCGCCAGTTTCAGACTGCTCAGAAGGTGAAGGATTAGGAGCATCTGACTCGTCAGCATCACCTTCTTCGTTCTGGTCGCCTTCACCCGCACCATCTTCAGGTGCAGTTTCCTCGGTTGCAGTTTCTTCAGACTTCTGCTGACCCGAACCTATCGATGGACCTTCGCCATCTTCATCTTCCTGAAGGAACTCGTCCATCTCAGGCATCGTGAAATCGTTCTCAGGCTCGAATTTGGCGAGTTCGTAAAGTTCGACAGCAAGAGCAGCGACTTCTTTCCACGTTTCCAACGCATCGATACGAGCGAGATAAGGTTGTTCTTCATCCGAGAACTGAACGTTCAGGAAAGGACCAACTTTATAGTGAAGATTGATGCGGTCGATAAGACGCAGCTTACGATTGTCAATATCCTTAACACCGAAGAAGTCCTTATCGAAAAGTTCCTTATAGCCAGCGAAGAAGTTACGACGGATTCCAGGAAACTTGTCCTTGATCTTACGCTCAATACGAGCATCTTCTAGAATGTTTAGGAACGACTTGAGACCCGCACCACGCGAATCGATTTCGTTATGCCAACCCTGTGCAGGAGTGTAGAGAGCGTGACCTACTTCGTGGCCAATTAAAAGGTCATATAGATCGTTCGACATGTCCTTCCAGATAGGAAGGATCAGAGTACGATTCTTAAGATCGAACGCTGCAGTCTGAACCTTCTGGTGTTCAACCCGAAGATTTTCCGTTGCGAGCAACTTAGCAAGGGTAGATTTAGAAGAAACCGTCATCACAAAACCTCATCATCAATTTATATACCATTCTACCGCAAAACTGCGCAGAAGTCAACACTTAATTTGAGATTATTGAAAATTAATTACAGCGAGTTACGCGAACATAATATGGATCACCCCAACGATCGTATCGAGTTTTCCAAGCTGACGTGCAGCGATACTCTGGACGACGATAGTGATAATCATATTCGCGGTCATAGACTTCGCGCTCAGCTTCGCGTTCTTCGGTTCGACGATTGCCACTGGCAGCAGCACCAAGAATGAATGCACCCACGCCGATAGCAATTGCTTCACCAGTGCTAATCCGCGAACGTTTATGCTCGCGCTGTTCCGAGTGATTCCCGCCACGATAACCATCGCGGTCTCGTGCCTCAGCAGCGACAGGAACAAAAGCAACACTTAGAGCAACCAAACTTACAACAACAGATTTAATCATTTTCAATTCCTTTTCTTATTGTTACCATTGATTACCATTCGTTGATAATCTCAATTCCTTTATTCCGATAATGCTGCCTCCAGTAGAAGCATTCATCTATCATCGCATGACCGCTATGACCTTTGTATTCAATCTTACGAAGAACCCTGTTGGTTTTAGCATTGCGAATGGTAAGAGTATAGTTAAGCATTTTCAATTCCTTTTCTTAGTATTACCATTCTACCCCAAAACCTAACAAAAGTCAACAGTTATTTGCGATATCTTGTCATCGTTCCATCATGATGAGCAAGGTATGCTTCGAAGTCAACATCAGGATACTCATCTTTGAGATCGAGGAGCATATCTAGATTTGAGATGGCATCATCGAACAGACGGACACGAGCGTATTTACCAGTGTCGAGATACTGTTTGATAAAGATTTTCTTACCCGCCGCAGAGTTGGGAGCGTCGAGATTACCAGCACGATGAACGTGCACATCATCAATGTCAATTCCCTGCTGACGGAACGTGTCTAGGAAGGTCTCACGATCATCGAAATCCGAGCGAGCAGTGATGATAATCATCTTACTGCCAGCACGATTCTTAATGTTTTTGTGGATTGCTTTCGCCTTCGCGATTGCTCGAGCAATAGGCTCCGAGGTGTCGCGGAAATGCTTCGCGTCTTTAAATTCAGCGAAGTCGTATGTCTCTCCAGCTTTTCGAGTATATGTATTATACTCGGTATTGGAAAGTTTCTTTACTAGTTTGCCATCCTTGACGACATGGATTTGCGCTTTTGTGTTAAAGAGGGTCTCGTCAATATCCCAAATGGTTAGACCAGCACCCTCTTTAGACTCAGCGATATAATCTTTAAAACCAATCATGCAGTTAGTATACCTCAATCTTCAAAGGAAATCAAGGAATATTTATGTTTTTTTTGTTCTTCGTGTAACTTTTTTTGGTTCTTTCTTGGCAGGATCATCTTTTTCTGCTAATCGTTTTTCGTTACGTTCTTCTAATCGTTTGGCAACATCTTCTGCATCGAGCCAGATGTCTTTATTCTCCAACATGGATTTGATTTCTTCTTCTGTCAAGAAATCCTTATAGACATCTGTAAACAAACGTTCAGACCATTTTCGAGTGTGCGTGATATGGTCATACATTTCACCACCCTTGCCAATCACACCACTTGAATAATTGTGGAACATAAACATAGTATGATCAGACAGCTGCCATTGATCCGCAGATAAGAAAATTAAAGTCGCGGCACTCATACAAATTCCTTCTACGGAACTAATAATCGTGGCTTGAGAATCGCTCATAGCGCGAACCAACTGCATTGCGGAGAATAGGTCGCCACCTTCGCTGTTGATACGAATGAAGATTACATCATTCTCACCAGCCGAACGCATTACTTGGAACCACTCTACATATTCTTCTGCTCCTTTGATCTCTCCGACCAAATAAAAATTAAAGGTTCGGGCAGAAGGTTCAACAAAGAACTTTGGTTTTTGGAATCCGACGGGTTCAAACTCGTTCATAATATCTTGTGATCTTGGTGATCTTTTCAATTTGTGCATCAATTATTGGACTCCTTTTTGGCCAGTGAATATACTCTTTCTCTGGATTCTTCTTCAAATTATACAGGAGAGGTAGGATCATATCCTCAACCTCCCGTAGTTTCAACGAAACTTCTTGTTCAAGAAGCACCTTGTGTTCAGCAACAATACCACTCGGATCTGAGCCCACGATCTTTGCTTCAAGAGCAGCGAGTTTTGTCATAATTTCATCTTGGTTACCAGTATCAGATGACACTGGTTGTTGAACATGAATTACGGTTTCGGTTGGATCTTCGAATGTGAATCCAAAATCATAGGTTTTGTCGGACATATTTCTTAACATACCTTTTTGCTCGTTTTTCTAGTGACTTTAATCCCATATCAAGTTTCATCTTAGATACATGATCAGAGAAATTCACACCAATCATATGATCATATTCATGAAGAAATACTCGTGCTTGAAGACTAATAAAGGTTTCCACAACAAGAGTTCCGTCGACTGTCTGGTAAGATGCAGTCACTTCTTTAGGACGTCGAACGTTCAACCATAATCCAGGATAGCTCAAACAACCTTCCTTGGCAAGTTCCGTCTCGGGAGAAACAGAAATGACACTAGGATTAAAAATGTTCTTACGATTTTCATCGTCTGCTCCCATCACGAACACTTTAGTAGGAAGTCCTACCTGATTGGCAGAAAGACCAAGACCGTTGAGTTCCCGACATTTCTCCCATAGAGTATCTACAAGTTCCGTTGGATTTTCTTCTGTTTCAAAATCAAATGCAAGAGGTGGAATTCTTAATGCAGGATCGGTAAATTTAATTAGTTCCATATTATACACTCATCACGCTATAGTTATTTTTCTTTTCAAACTTAATCAGACTGCGGAACTTATCAAACAGTTGATCGCCCTTGTGGCTGATAACAAAAGTATTCGTTTCTTCACCAAGAGTATCTAGTAATGCCATAACGTAATCAGTTCCGTTATTATCTAGAGAACTGTCAAACACTTCATCAAGAATCAGTAGGTTAGTTGCAACGCTGTTCTTCATCTTAGCGATTGTGCGCCAAGTAAACAGCAGTGCCAGATCGATTCTCTGTTTTTCACCTTCACTGAACGAAGCGTAACTGAAATCATCACGATGGCGAGACTTGATTGTCTCATCAAACTTCTCGTCTAGATTAAACTGAACAAAGAAGTCCATGGCAGTTAGATATTTATTCACCAATTTATTGATAACTGGAAGATACTGCCGAATAATTTTAGTCTTAATACCAGTGTCCTTGAGAAGCGTCGACACAGCGTCCATGTAATGTTTTTCTTCATTCAGTTTCGCTTTCTCAGAATTCTGAATAAGAACATCCTTAGCGAATTCTTTTAGTTTATCTTTCTCACCGTCAATATCTGCAGTCTTAGTAGTGATGTCATTCAGTTCCAGATTCAGTGCTTGAATCAATCTCTGTTGAACAATAATTTCGTTATTGTGCGCGATAATCTCTGCACTTAACCCAGAAATTTGTTCGGAAAGAACCTCATTTTCCGCGATAAGTTCTGCAAGTTTTGTAAATTCTTCCTGGAGTTTCTCCATTCCTGAAGAGAGTTCTTCGATTTTCTCTTGTCTGGATGATACGATGGTCTCTTTATGATCGTGAGCAATGCCTTGCCGACATGTCGGACACTCATCCGTTTCCTTGTAGAATGCCACCTCTTTTTGGAGATCTCTGAGTTGGGTGGAAAATTTGGTTTTGAAAGAGTCGAGTTTCTTTTGCTTTGTGGTGAGGTCTCCGAGTGCTGCCTTAGCATCTTCTTGCGCAACCTTTTCGCCAAAGAGCGTAGTAACAAGACTTTGGAAACTCGCGATGGCAAGTTCGCCTTCGTCAATACGAGACTGGATTTCATCTGATCGTTTCTCCTTGTTTGCCTCTAGTGTATCAACATAACTCTTTTGTAGAGTTGCCTTCTGTTTTAACACTTCCAATTTACTATCAGCATCACTCAACTGATCCTTCAAGGCATTCATCTTATCACGAAGCACTGTATTCATCACAGTAAAAATTTGAATGTCTAAAATATCCTCAATAATCTCGCGCCGAGTAAATGGAGGAAGCTGCATGAATGGAGTAAACGAGGCTGAACCCAGAATAACAATTTGCGTAAAGGACTTATAATTAAACTTTAGAACCGACTCTTCCAGATACTTCTGATAATCTCGAGAAGCTGCGTCCTGATTAATAATTTCAGTACCAGAATAGATCTCAAAAATATTCGGGCGGATACCACGAACAATCTTATAATTCTTACCACCAGCAGAGAATTCTATCTCGACAATAAGGTTTTTCTTATTGATAGAGTTTAGTAGTTGAGGTTTATTGATATTGCGAAATGGTTTACCGAACAATCCGAAGCAGAGTGCATCTAGCATTGTAGATTTACCGCCTCCATTCTCGCCAATGATTAGCGTGTTAGGTGATCGGTCTAATTTAATTTCGGTGAATGCGTTACCTGTGGATAGAAAGTTCTTCCAACGCAATGTTTTAAATGTTATCATACTGTAACGTGCTGTGCCTCAATATAAAGTTCATTCAATACGGATTTGATACGATCTTTATCTAGATCGGTGCTGACAGAATCAACGAAATCTGAAAGAACACTTATAGTGTCTTCAACGTTGATTTGTTCTTCCCCTTCGATAGCTTCTGTCTCGAATTCTGAGAAGTCTTCAATGATTTTAAATTCTAGAAGATTGCAGTCATATAACTTGTCGACAAACCGATCAAACTTATAGAAGTCAGTTTTCTTAACAACGACTAATCGAACACAACTCCCAACAAGTGGACCAAGATCAAGCAAACTAAAGTCGTCAACAGTGTCATCATAATAGAGTTTATGAAAGATTTGAAATGGATTCTCAAAGAATTCTACCTCATTTGTTTCCGTATCATATAAGTGATACCCTCTCTTATCATTATAGTCAGACCAAGTAAACTCATAGGTATTACCAAGATACAAAATGTTACCAACGCGACTGCGATGGTGAAAATGACCACTACAAACGAGAGGAAATCTATCAAAGTCCACAGTGTCCATTCCGTGATCATTTTTATGTCCACGATACATTTCGAAGCCTGAAAATTCAAAGTGTCCAAATACTGCTTGTGCATTACTATTTTTTACAACCTCCATGGTTTCTGAATAATTACCCGAACAAATCCAAGGCACAAGCAATAGATTCTTACCAGCAATTTTAATTTCTTGCGCATCAGAATATGTAATAATGTTCCCATATTCTCGAAGCAGAAGGTCTAAAGAGTTAACCTCATTTGTGTTCTTGAAGAACGTGTCATGATTGCCCGCAATCATATGCACGTCAATACCAAGGTCGCTAGTCTTATCAAAGAAATACTCACGACAACTCTTCAGCGTATTATAGTTAATAAATTTACGTCGATCAAAGACATCACCGAGGTGGATGATGGTCTTAATACCTTCTCGTTCTAGATGTGGAAAGAACGTTTCATTATAAAACTTCGCGAAGAAGTTATCAAATGGTATCGAGTCAGACCTAGCACCGAAGTGAGTATCAGTGATCAACGCAATTTTCATAATTTAACCTTATTCTTTTTTTCATAGTCGCGCAATGCAACGTCACAATAATCTTTAATCGTCTCAACAGTTCTCATATAGTTATCACGAGAATTCTGAGAATTCGTTTTGTCCTGCATCGCGTCAACCATTTGTTGAACAATCACAGGTACGCTATTAAAACGCGACATTTACTTCTCCGTAGTTTTGTTCCCCTTAGTTTCAGGGGTAGTAGGGATAGTTTCCTCTAACTTTTCTTCGGTCGTTGATTCTGCGACATTTTCGTCGACAAGACGTTTTAGGACAATTTGTCCGTCACAAATCATATAATGTTGACCAGATCCAAGATCACTTGACTCAAGATAGATACATCCTACATTCTGTTTAGAAACACCTTGAACGCCATTTCTGTAGTTATTAGCATTAACAGATACTAATGTGATGATCAATGCAAACGCAAGAAAGAAAAATAGGGCAAACCAGTTTTCCGTAAACCATGCAACGTACTTATTTGTTTTTACTTCAATCATATAAAACTCCTTTAAAAATCTTAATATTTCCATTCTACTATAAATCATGTTAAATGTCAAGGGAAATATCGGGGTTTTTTGGCTTGTCAAGATATTTTGGTCTACGCTTTGGTAAGGTGCTAACAACAGCAGGTTCCTTATCATAATCAACCGACTGGTCAATTTGCTTCTTAAGGAAGTCTACAAACTCGTTTCCGTATTCACCACCATCTTGATCCTGTGTAATAAGATCGTGGACGTCTAAATTTTTAATGTATCGATACTTAGTTGCTTGCTGTTTCTTTTCCTTTTGAATTCGACGCAGGAAAGCATAGTATGTGATCTGCGTGAAGTAAGCAAAGGGATTGCTAGACTTAGCAGGATCGAAATTGTCGATGTAAGTAATACAGTTTTCGATACCATCTGATATCATCTCATCTCGATATGTGTAGTTAATAAAATTGCTTTTATATGCAAGGTGATTAGCAATCTTCAAGAAGCATTCTCCGAGATAATTCGGAACACGTGGCTTCTCTGTTCCTGCTTCTTTAGCAGCCACAACCTTGTTACGATGTTCAGTAATCTTTTCAAGGAACAAGGAGTTATCAACATAGTGAACATTGTTTTTCTTATTCTTCTTGAACGGCAACTTTTCTTTTATTTTAGGGGGATCTGACATTATTTTCTCCATACTATCAATAACTGTTATACGTTATTTTTCACTCTTTGTCAATGGTTTTTATTGATTTATCTATTGACTACTTCATTGAAAACTAGTATACTGACGGTGTCGTCTATGAAATATACTGTTTAATTAAGTAAGTTTCTTCGTCTAAGAATAGCTGCAGTGAATTGTTCGAAAGCAGTTTCGTCTTCGTCGAAAGAAGCGGGAGTAAATCCCGTATCAACATATTTATTATACTGTTTAAGGAGCGGTAATTTCAACTCTCCGACAGTTAAAATCGCATCCATAGGAACGACGAACATACTATTAGAAGAAATTCCGATCCAAGGTTTAAGTACAAAGGTCTCTCCTTGCATCGTTTCTTGTATAACGGGGACCGCAACAACAGCAATAGGATCTGTGATTTCAATCATATTATCTTCACACTCAACGGTCTTACCGATTACTAACTCGCCGTTTTTAAATTTCAAGACTTTGATATCATTCACTGACAGGGATCCTTACTATTTTGTATTTGAAACCTTCTTCATTATAAATTTTAATGCGTTCAATCATATGATTTAGCGTAAAGTTTTTTCTACTTTTC